GCACGTTGAAGGTGAGATACGTCGTCCGGCCTGCCGCCGCCGCCGGGTCGGCTCCGAGCGCCGTGTGAGGCGTTGCCGCTGCCGCAGCCTGAATGCTCACCTGGGGTGCCACGGTCAGTTGCTTTCCGAGGCTGTTCATGGCGCTACCAAGCACATCCGCGTTGCCGAGGATGCCCTGGGCGATACCGGCTGGAATCCATTTGCCGATTTGGTCGGCCATGACCTTTGACGGCGAGTGGATGCCGAGCACATTTTTGATGCCATCAAGGGCTTGCTTGGCCAGGTTCTTCACAGCGTCCCATAGCGCCGTGGCGGCGTTTTTTAAGCCGTTGACGATGCCGTCGATGATGTTCTTCCCGATATCCAGCCAATGGATCTGAGCGAAGGCGTCAAAGATGGCCTTGATGATCTGCGGGATTGCCGCAATGAGCTGTGGAATCGCCTGGATTAAGCCGCCGATCACAGCGATCAGAATCTGGATGCCCGCCTCAATCAGCTCAGGGAGGTGCTGAAGCAGCGTATTGATGATGGACGATATGATCTGGGGCAGCATAGCTATGAGCTGTGGAATCGCCTTGATCAGCCCGTCGATCAGGGCCAGCAGGAGCTTGATACCGGCCTGGATGATGGCCGGAAGGTTTGTTATGATGAACGTGATGATCGACTCGATGATTTTCGGAAGCATGGCGATTAGCTGCGGAAGGGCTTCAATCAAGCCGTCGATCAGCGACATCAAGATGTCCATGCCCATTTGGAGCAGTAGCGGTAAATTATCGGTCAGAAAGCTCAGAACGCTGCTGATGACTTCTGGTAGCATGGCCACAAGCACCGGAATGGCGTTGAGGATACCCTGCGCTAGCCCTTGGAGAAGCTGCATCCCGGCTTGCACGATCGCCGGGAGGTTATCAATCAGTGCCTGCACGATCTGCAAGGCTACCTGGACGATGGTCGGGATGAGCGTCGGCAAGGCCTGCGCGATGCCGGTCGCCAGCGCCACCAGAACCTGCGCCGCCGCTGTCACAAGCTGGGGCAGCATAGTCATGATCGTCGTGACAATCTGCGTCACCACACTCACCGCCGAGCCAGCAATCTGCGGCAGGGCCGTTATGAAGCCTTGAATCAGCGCCAGGATGATGTTCGCGCCGACCTGAACGATGGCCGGAATCTGCTGAGCGATGCCGCTGGCCACGCTCGTCACGGTGCCGGAAAGATCGCTGATGAGCTGATTGATGCTCAGTGTGCCGCTGGCCACACCGGCGAAGTCTGAGGCGACGGTGGCCAGAGCTGGGGCGAATTGCGCCAGGAAGCTCCCAGCGACGCCTTGCGCGGTCTGCTTTAAGCCGTCCATCGTATCGCCGAAGTTGTCGAGCGCCTCGACGGCCTCGCCGTCCATAACAGCGCCGGTCGCTCTGGCCTGCTCCGCCAAGTCGCCGAGCTGCTCAGCCCCGGCCTTGATAAGAGGGTTCAGGTCTTGGGCCGACTTGCCGAATATGGCCATCGACAGCGCGTCGCGCTCCGTCTCGTTGCCCACCTTGCCCAGCGCGTTAAACGCCTGCATCATAACGGTTTTTGCGTCGAGCAGATTGCCGTTGCTGTCCGTCACCGTAACGCCCAGCTGCTTGAACGCCTCTGCCTGCGCCCCGGTGCCTTTCGCCGCCGAGTCCATGCTCTTTGTGAGCTTGGCCTGCGCCCCGGTGATCGTGTCGATCTGGACCCCGAGATTCTTGCCGACGTACTGCCACTCCTGGACCTGCTCGACGCTCATTCCGGTCGCGTCAGCCATCTGCTGAATTTCGTCGGCGCTCTCCAGGGCCTGCTCGCCCAGGTTCTTGATGCCGGACGCGATGGCCTTGATGCCGCTGACGATCGCCTGTCCCAGCACCTGGGCCTTCAGGATGTCGCCGAACGACAGAGCCTTCTTGCCGGTATTCTCCAACTCGTCGCCCAGGTGATCGACTTCCTTGCCGCTTTTGTTAGAATCGTCGGCCAGGTCTTTGAGCGTGCTGTTCGTCTGCCGGATTTGTGTCTCGGTCTTGTTGAACGCTGTGATCTCGTTGTTCAGCTTGATGGTGAGGTCTTGCACAGCCTTGCTGTCCTCGCCCTTTTCGGCGGCGACGGCCTCATAGGCGGCTCGCGTCGCGTCGACCTTCTGCCGCTGCAGCTCAAGAATCTGATTGAGGCTGCTCAGCCTCGCCTGCAGCGCGTCGGTGTCCCGCGTCCAATCGTCCGAACTGGCGGCGACGGCTTTGAAGCCGGTTTCGATCACCCTGACCTGTCGGTTCAGCTCAGAGATACCGTTTTTGAAGTCTGTCAGGTCCAGACCGACCTTGCCCTGGATATCGTTTTCGTTATCGGCCATACGTCGTCACCTCCCTTACAGCCAGGCTGGCGGCTTGCCGGGCACCGCCCGTTTGTATGCCCTACCGGAAATGATCAGGAAGTCCGGCTCGGGCGCTTTCATGAGCAGAAAATCGAAGAGGGTTTCGAGGTTCGTCTCGTCGATGTCGCTCAGCGGCCAGCCGTATTCGCGCACCAGCCGCCGGTACAGCTCGATGATGGTCAGCTCAATATCCTCGGGAGCGCCGCCGCTCTCAGGCGCTCCCTTGCTCAGTTTTTTGCGATCGCTCCGGAAACGCTGCTGATGATCTGCGTCACGGCGGCGTCGATCTCGACGTTTGTAAGGCTCTGTTCCAGCTCGTCGACGGCGAACTTCTGTCCATATACCTCGCAAACGAGCAGACTTTTTCGGTCTACGAGGTCGAACATGGCGCTGAGCAGCTCGTCCGCGCTGTCCACGTCCGTGCCGGCAGACTGAATCGCCTCAGCCTTCTTGGCGAGAGCCAAAGAGTCACGCTGGAGCTTCAAGGCCTCGCGGGTGTGGTACATCGTGATCTTGCCGCTCATGTAGGTCTTGTCGCCGAGCTTAATCTTTAAAGTCGTCATGGATTATCCTCCCTAAGCCGCCGGAACCTGGACGGCGGAGAACCAGTCTTCCTCGCCTGTGAAAGCGGTATCCGCTGTATCGGCAAACACACGCTTGAGGGGGACAGTCTTCCCGCCCACCGGGAACTTCTTGCTCGTCGTCAGCGCCGTGAACGTCAGCTCGTAGGTCTTGACATCGACGTCGTCCTTCTTCGTGGTCGCCGCTTCCTCGCCGCCGCCGAAACGGCCCACGTAGTACCAGTAATAGCGGTAGCCGTCCGCGCCCATATTGAAGCGGAAGCCAAGCGCCACAAGAGGCGGGTTCGCCGCGCCGGAGTCGTACACCTGGCCTGACGTCGCGTCGTAGCTCTTGCCGAGCAGGGTCGCCAGCGTCTTGGAATCCAGGTTGGATACGACGACCTTAATATCCGTCGTGCCTTCCGTCACATAGCTGCCCGCCGCCGCGTTATCGTAGTAGGTCGCCGTGTTCGACACCTTAGCCGCCGCCGCGACCTCCGCCGCCGGGGCGAGGTACACCGGGGAGCTGGGGGTATATGCCGTGTCGGTGTTTGCAGTGATTGGCGCGTAGTGCAGGCTGTCCACACCGACGAATTCGCCATATTTCTGATCCATGAATCAGTCCTCCAATTCGTAGTAGTTGTACGTGCAGACGTAGCCGTACAGCCGCGTCGCGGGGTCGAGTGGCAGGTTCCGTCCCGCCTCGCGCAGATAGCCGGCAGGCCGCATCACCGAGCGGATAATCGTGTCGGCGCTCTGCGTGACATCCGGGTCGCCGGAGTAGAGCGCCACCTGAACCTGCGAGATCATACTCGTCGACGTGTTGTCGGCGTAGGAGCCGCCCGCCTGATTGAGTATTTGGTATGTAACGAACGTGTCGGGGAGCGTGTCCCCCTCGCCGTAGGAGCCCTGCTCGACCACCTCATACCCGAGCTGGAAAAGAGTGCTGTACAGCAGCTCGCTCTGGTTACTCAGACTGCACCCCTCCTCGTTCGAGCGCCTTCTTCTGCAGCTCGCGGATTCTGGTCTTGTTCCTCTTGAACGCCGGCCTGATGCCGGGATCAGCCTTCGCTCGCGGTGTGCCGTACTCCACGAAGGTGGCGTGCCACGCGCCTTTGCTCTGCTCGTCGCTGATACCCACCTTCACGTGGAGGAAGTCGCCGCTCCTGAGCACACCGCTCTTAAACACGCCGCCCAGGACTCGGCCAGAGCGCTTGTGCTTCTCGGCCCAGGCTTTGATGTCCCTGGACACTAGCTCAGCGCCCTGTTCGAGCGCCTCGGATACCAGGCCATCCATATTGGCTCCCGTTTTCTTGACGCGCTCCAGCATTTCGTCCAGGCCCCTGACAGTGATGCTCATCTTCATGGCGTCACAAGCCGCTTGACCTTGAGCACCAGGGTGATGCCGCGCAGCTCGATGTCCTCGACGCTTGTGATCTCGTAGGCCAGGCCGGGATCGCTGAACAGCAGCACCCTGTCCTTGACGCTTACGCCGGGCGTGTACCATAAGGTGATCGTCCCGCCGTCAATGATGCCGAGCTGGCCGGCAGACACGGCCTCCACGCCGTGGAACGGCTTGAACTGGCAGAAGTGAACCGCCGGATCGGCGTCTTGGTAAGTTGCCTTCATCGCGCCGTTCACCTTGCTGTCCACGCGGTGCTGGAGCCGGATCGGCGTCGTGTAGGCTTGTACGTTCGGCTTAAACATCGCTCACCCCGTTCCGAATGCCAGCTGTGTGGCAATAGAGTAAAAGGCCGGGGAGAACCTTGTCTCCCCGCCTGTCACATTCCACAGATCGGCAACGCCCATAACGATCAGCCCGATGCCGAGGTCGGTGGCCAGCTGTTCGTCGGACACACCCGCGCCGGAGAGGAAGCCCTTCACCGCCAGTATTTTCTGAGTCAGAACGCCGTCGAACACTGTGCTCGTCTCAGGGAGGTTCAGTCCCCGCTTACACTCGGTCAGCAGATCGGTCATCAGGCAGATTTCTTAATCAGCACGACGCCGTTCTTGTCGGCCAACTTGCCGTCAGCGACGAGGGTGCACTTGCTGATGTTCTCATCGGTGTCCTCGTCGAAGTACCGCCTGAAGGTGAGCTGCATGTTGCTGTTCAGGTAATAGTCGCTGAGATTGCAGATAATGCCGATCACATCGCCCGGTGCCGCGTCGTCGATGGAGGGCAGGTAGTCCTCCACGGCGAGGACTTCCTTGCCGAGCAGCCTCTCGTCCTGGATGCCATCCAGGCCGGAGGTCACGCGGGCCACCGGCTGGTCGTTCTTGTCTACCATGCCGACGATGTATTTGTTCCAATCGGCGTCGTTCAGGATGAGCACGGAACCGTTCCGGTACGTTCTCGGAAGCTTTGCGTACAGCTCCGGCCATGTGGCGTACGCGCCGAACTCATCCGCCGTCAGCTCGGCGATCTGACCTGCCGGGATGTCCGTGTCCTTCGTGATACCGAGGGGCTGGCCGACGCCGGAGCCGTTGATGATGGCTTCCTCAATGGCGACAATCATCGCCTCGTTGATATTACCCGACACCGTGTCCTCGAACACCGGCAGGGCGACGAGATCGGCTTCCAGTGTGACGGCCACGCGTATTTGGAGCTTGTAGTAATTGAAGGAAATGACGCCGGAGGTACTCTTCTTCTGCTTGCCGGCGACGCTGCCCTCGGTGAGCCACGTCGCGGTGGGCTTAATGGAGGCGACCGGAATCTGCAGGCCGGCAGAAACGGTGGACTTGCTGATCCTGGCGTAAATCCTGCCGTACTCGCGCATCTTCTCGACGATGCGGTTCAGGATCGTTGTCGGAATGACCGCGCCGATATCGGTCGTGTGCGTCACGGCGTCCGCTCTGTATTCGAGCACGTCGGACTTCACGCCCCGCAGGACAAAGTCCATAAAGGCTTTGCGGTACTCGGTCGTATCGTGCTTGTCCTCGCAGCGCTGTTCGGGTTCCTTTGTGGCGACGCCGTATGTACCGAGGACGGCCTGCTTGCCGATAGGTGCTGCGCCGCGCTGTTCTGTTTCCTCGGGAATCTCGGCGATGGCGTCCTGCAGCTCACGGATTTCAGCTTGGACGGCCTCGATCTCGGCGGTGATGCCGCGCAGTTCCTCGACGGTCTGCGCCGCTTCGTTTTTCTTGGCAAGGTCTGCCTTGCGTGCTTCCTTTTTAGCGAGAAGGGCCTGGAGCTTTTCTTTCATGCGTTCTCCTTTACAGTTTCAGTAGATTGCGGTTTCGGATTCTTTCGAGTTGAACTTGCTCGGGTTTTCCGCTCTCCAGCGCCCTTTTGCCGCTCTCCAGCTGCTGTAAGGCCCGCGCGTAAATAGAAGTGCTATCGTAAAACGGGGTATCCACCACGCTCACGTCGAAAAGTTTGTCGATTGCCAGGATGCGCCGCGTGTTCAGGCTGTAGTCCCAATCGTCGCGGCCCACCGTGAAGGCGAAGCTCATCTTGTCGAGTAGCCCGGCCTGGATGGCCTTGTACGCGTCCCGGTTTGACTGTGTGTCGATCAGCGTTGCCCGGATGAACAAGCCGACCTCGTCCACCGTCAGCGTCAGGGAACCATTCCGGGTGCGAGCCATGATGAGAACGCTGTCCATGTGGTTGTACTTCAGCGGAACGTCGCGCATATCCGTGCCGCTCAGCGCGATCGGGTCTACAGTCTCTGTGAAACCGTAATGCGTCGCCGGGCTGTTAAACTTGATGGCATATCCTTCGATCACCATCGCGCCGTCCTGATCCTGCTCGGGCGCTGCTGCCCGGCACTCGGCGATCCGTATCTCTTTGGGCGTATCATTCTTGCTCATCTGACGTTCCTCCTTGTGCATCTTGTGTCGGGGTGGCTTTCGCCCGGCTCATCTGGTACGCGTTGGCGATGTTCACGTCTACGTAGTTGAGGCTCATGTTGCGGACGTTGCCGCCGTCGTAGGGTGGGTAGCCGAACATATCCAGCAGCTCGTTGTTGGTCAGCGCTCCCCGGTTGCCGAGGATGTCCGCCGCTGCGATTTTGTTTTTCACATTCGTGAACAGAAGCCTCTGCGGATAAAACACAATTTGGTTGCCGAAGTCCAGCTCGCGGGTCGTGAACAGCGTTTTTGTAAAGGCTTGTCCGAGGCTGATGATTAGCGGCTCAAGGGTCTTTTCATAGAACGCCGCGTAGTCCTCGTCGGTGAACTTGCCGGTCAGGATCGGCACCGGTACGCCGTAGTAGTTCAGCACCTTGTTCTGCAGGAAGTCGAGCGTGTCCTTGTCGATCAGCTTTGGGTCAAGGGCGATCGGCACGAATTCGCCCTTCAGGTCGAGAGGCAGGATGCCGGACTGACTGTTCATCATCGTCTGCTCGAACCGGGCGCGTTCGGCCTGCTGCTTGTCGTCGTCCAGCAGGGTGTTGATCTTGATGACACCTCTCACAGACAGGCTGGCCTTGATGGCCTTGCCGACGCCTTGCAGTACCGTGTCGTTGACCTCCAGCACCTTCAGGATGGCGGCGTTGTCGGGCTGACCGTTTATCCCGCCGCCCATGACCTCGTTCACGCTGAACTTCTTCCGGAGGTGGATTACATCGCCGTAGGGCAGGGTGAACTTGTCGCCGCTCGCGAAACTGAGGCGGATAAAAAGAGAGCTGGCCGAGTCTTGCACGAACTCGACCAGATTGGGATTGAGAGGATACACACCTGTGTAGTATCGGGAAACACCGTCTTTTTGCAGGTCGTAGGTCGCGTAGATGAACACGTTGTAGTCCATATACAGCTTCCAGATGATCTTCTCCAGAAAGTCCCGCGTCGTCATCATGTCGTTCGGAGCCACCCGGAGGAGCCTATTGATGCTGCTGTCGGTCGCGGTGTTAATCATGCCGGTCGGGTCTGTCCGTATATGGCGCGGTGTCAGCTTGCTGCACTCCGTGGCGATGATGTCGATGCACGTTTGTACGATGTCTGAGGCGTACACGTTCTGCCCGAACTGCGAGAACACCGGTGAGAAGCCGTCGAGGAGCTTGTAGTACTGCTGGGCCTTTGCCGGTTTGCTAAAAATCTGGAGCATATCGCGGAGCGCCACTTAATCACCTCACGGAATTCAGATACTCAGTACGGTATCTCATGTAGACGGCGTAGCAGATGATGAGCGTCACCGCGTTATCGATGCGCCTGTTCTTCTGGTCGTTCACCTTCACCGGCATAATGAGGCCGAGGTTGTCGATCTTGATCGCCGTATTGCCGAGGCACCAGCGGTCGATGGGGTTGTTGCCGTAATTGATGAGCCTGCTGCGGAGGTCGGCCTCCACGAGCTTCATGGGATTCGACAGGGTGTTCTTGTCCATGTTCACGCGCTCCATGTCAAAGCCCAGATCGGCCATTTCTGTGATCCAGAACTTCGCCAGCGCGTTGTCGTAGCCGATCTTGTATGTGCGGATACCGTAGGTCTTGTAGAGGCTCACAAACCAAGCGGTGATGAGGGAGAAGTCGTTTTCGTTCCCCGGCGTCACGGTCACAAGGCCGTTCCGCGCCCATTCCAGGTAGTTCTTTTTGTCCTCAGCTTCGCCCTTTTCGATCTTCGCTTCCGGGATGAAGTTCTTCGTCAGGATGTACTTCCTGTTATCGCCGGGCCGCATGATGAGCGCCTTCGCGCACGTTAGGTCGGTCGTCTCCGACAGGTCGACGCCGCCGATCGCCACAGCGCCTCTGAAATCCTCGATGCTGAGTGTCGCCTCATTCAGATACTCGGCCTCCAGGAGCCACGCCTCGGCGTTGTTCTGTTTGATGTTGAAGTCCTTCGCCAGCGTGAAGAGCCGCTCGGCCTTGTCCTGCTGGGCCTTTCGGAGCTGGTCACGGATGTAGGCGTGGCGCTTGATCGGACCGAGGCTCGGGTTGCTCTTCTGCCAGCTGCGCTCGTCCTGCCATATCTCCGTTTCGCTGTCCTGGGTGTAAAGCCAGGTCAGGAGCGTCGGATCGTCGATGTCGCCCTCCAGAACGCGCCGGGCGTATTTCAACTCCCGGTCAAGGTAGCCGTCGTTGACGAAGCCTTCCGTCGTGATATTGATAAAGACCGGCTCGTCCTTCGTGCTCTGGCTTTGCTCCACGGACTTGGCGATGACGTTCGTCTGCATCTCATGGCTCTCGTCCAGGATGGCGAAATCGATGTTCCGACCTTCCTTGTTACGCGTCCTATCTGAGAGCTTTTTGATGGTTGATTTGTTCTTCAAATTAAAGATGCCGCTCAGATTCTTGTGTGTGCGCTTCTCCTTCGGGTCGAACTGTTCGCGCATATTGTTGATCTCGTCGAAGATGAGGCTCGCCTGCGCGTCATCATTTGACGAACAGATGATGTCCGTCCCGCCGCCGCCGCACATGAACTCTGTCAGCGCCAGCGCCGCGCAGAAGGTGCTTTTGCCGTTCTTCCTCGCGACTAGCAGGATGAGCTTCTTGAACCGACGCAGGCCGGTGTCGGCATACTTAAAACTGAAGAACGCTTCAATCAACGCTTTCTCCCACAGTTCAAGCATAAACCGCTTGCCGTGGAAGGGGCTTTTCGTGTGGCGGCAGAATTTCTCGATGAAGGCTATCCGGAACTCGGCGGCGCGTGAGTCATATATGTACCGCTGATCGTCCAGGTCGTCGATGAGTCTTTGGAGCTGCAGGATCAGCTCATGCCCGGCCACAATCTCGCCGCTTTGAATCTTGCTGGAATACTCTTTGAGGTAGCTCGTCATCGATCCTCTTTCAGGAAAGCGTCGAATTCGTCCTCACCGGCGACCGTGTTTTTCTGCAGGATACCGTTCAGGGCTTTGATGATCACTGCGTAGCTGTTCGCGTTCTTGAGGTACTGACCGGCGGCGATGATCGGCTTCTGGATTTCAGGGTAGCACGGGTGAACCTTCACCATTCCGGTCGCCGCCAGAGAGGCTCGCAGCGTGTCGTTCTGTACTTTCAGAAAGGCGGCTTCCTCAAGCAGGCCGTCCGCCAGCGCCGCCTTGCTCGGCTCAATATCTTTGAAAAGCTCGCGGAGTTTGTTCAGTTCTTTTTGAAATTTCTCATGGTTCATCTTTTTTCTGAAAGCCTCCGTTCGATTTCAAATTTTTCGGTTCACGCGGAATGGAGGGCCTCTAATCCGGTTGCTCCACGAGCGGATCTCTTTTTCGACCGGGGGGCCTAATCGGTGTGCCGCTCGAACCAGCGCTCTATGTAGCCGGCCCACTCCTCGCCCCGCTCGGGATCGGCGGTGAGCCGGCGCAGGCATTCCTCTTTACTCGTGTCAATGAACACCAGCTCGGCTCCCAGCTGTTCGGCCAGCTTCTCTCGTTGGTACTTCTCCGGGTAGCCGCCGATCACCCAGGCCGTGCTCCAGCCGCCGTACCGCGTCCTGATGTTATCTATGAGGGTGTTGTACACAGCCTTGACGTTGGGCAGCAGCGCGTCCGGCTTCTCGTAGCGCGGCAGTCCTGTGAGCGCCTCGAACAGGCTGTCCATGTCGACCACCAAGTCGCCCGGCGCTCTTTGCTCGGCGACGAATGTTCCTTTGCCTGACATTGGAGAACCGTACACGATGTACACAGCCTGCCTGAACTCGCGGCCTCTCTTGCCATGTATCTTGTTATGGCATCCGTGGTGAACGACCAGGACGTTGTCCGGGTTAAGCGCGACTGTGGCATCGTGTACGTTCTCCAGTGTCAGCTCCTGGATATGGTGCAGGCTGAGGTCTTTTGACGCCACCACACGCCGCGAGCAATACTCGCACCTCAGCCCGCGCTCAAGGATAATCCCCATTCGGAAAGCCCGCCAGGCGTCGGAGGCATAGAACGTCTGGAGGACGGAGTGTCTAGCCATTAATTCGCTGGGCTGTCTGCCCGGTGTACTCTTCCCAGCGCTTCACAATCACATCGCAGTACACAGGGTCAAGCTCAAGCGTGTAGCAGGTTCTGCCGAGTTGCTCCGCCGCCATGAGCGTTGAGCCGCTGCCGCCGAACGGGTCAAGTACCAGAAAGCCCCTGTCGGACGAATTAGCCATCAGCCTGCCGATCAGCTTCACCGGTTTCATCGTCGGATGGTCGCCGTTGAGGCTGGGCTTGTCGTGATATACGATGGTTGAACGGTCGTACAGTTTCTGCTGCAGCTCTTTAATAGTGGCGATCAGGTCTTCCTTTTTGGCCTTGGTGAAGCTGATTTTGTCCTCGTCCAGCACGGTGTCCTTATCCCGGTTGCCGTACCAGAAGTGAGCCGCGCCTTCTTTCCAGCCGTAGAGGATCGGCTCATGCCGCCACTGGTAGTCCTGGCGTCCCAGTACCAGGCTCTGCTTTACCCACACCAGGCATTGCGCCAGCTTGAAGCCGGCGTCCTTGAAGGCTGCCCGGAAGTTGTAGCCTTCGCTGTCGGCGTGGAACACGTAGATTGGCGCTCCCGGCTCCATGACTTCGAACATGCGCAGATACGCGTCTGTCAAAAAGACCCTGAATCTGGCGTCCGGCATACTGTCGTTGAGAATCTTCATCTTCGCCTTCCCGCCGCCGGTGTAATCCACGTTGTACGGCGGATCGGTGATGACGAGCTTGGCCTTGTCGCCGTTCATGAGCCTCATGACGTCCTCACGCTTTGTGCTGTCGCCGCACAGGAGTCGATGGCGTCCCAGCGCCCAAACATCGCCCGGCTGCGTCACCGGGTCTTTCACGGCCTCGACGGCCTCCTCAAGATTGAACTCGTCGTCCAGCGCCGCTTCCTGGAGCTTAAAGTCGAATTGAGCGAAGTCAAAGCCTTGCAGGCCCTTCAGCTCGGCTTCGAGCTTGTCCAAGTCCCACTCGGCGTACTCTGCCGTCTTGTTGTCGGCCAGCCGGAAGGCTTTGATCTGCTCGTCCGTGAGGTCGTCGGCCATGATGCACGGCACCGTCGCCATGCCGAGCCGGAGCGCCGCTTTGAGGCGTGTGTGGCCTGTTACAATGACGTTGTGCTGGTCGATGACGATCGGTACCTTGAAGCCGAACTCCCGGATGGACTTCATCACGATATCCACGGCGGCGTCGTTCCGTCGCGGGTTGTTGGCGTACGGTATGAGGTCGCTGACGCTGAGGTCTTGTATGATCAAAAGTTCTTCATCCTCTCCAGCTCTTTGCGGAACTCCATCATTTCCCGCTCCAGCTCGATCTTCATGGGGTTGTCGCTCCAATTGCCGCGATCCTTGTTTTTCAGAAGGATGCTGCAGGCGGCGACGTCGGGCGGCTGGTAGCGCTCGATTTTCTCCTGGTACTTAACCTCTCTGCCGTCCTCCAGCTTGATGTAGGTCTTTGTTTCCTCGTATGTAAAACCAAGCGCCCTCTTTGAGAGAGCGTTTTCGACTTCTGTTATGAAGACTTCTTTTCCTTTTTTTAGGGCCTCTTTCAGTTCGGGGTATTTCTTTTTATACTGATCAAAGGTCGAATGGTTGATGCCGAGGTTCGTATGCATCTGCGCTTCGGTCAGCCCGTCACGTGCCCACTTCTCAATCAGAAGGAGCTTCTCCCTGACCTCCGGCCATTTGCTTTTCGACATGTCCTCGTCACCTCCCCATGTATTAAGTATATGATTTTTTTACGACTAATACAATATGTTCGGCGCTTAGTGACGTTATATACGACATTTATGGGCGAAAAGAAAGCAGGGCGCTGCTTGGGCGTCCTGCTTTTTGTTAGGTTGATTTAATCGTCGTTCAGTTCAGCTTACTTTCTACGCCTCGCTGCCGAGCTGTTGGAGTCGTTTGCGCAGTGCTGCTATCATGGCCAGTCTGTTGCTTGTCCAGAACCCGCTGTAATCTATGCTGTGTAACATCTCCGTCATAAAGCCGATATCGGTTATATTCGCTACCGCAGCACAAGAATATTGGTATTGTTGCCTACGTACCCAACTCTCCGCGACTGCTTTGAGAAACGGCTGATCGTGTATCCGCGATATAGCCAGCGCCCGTGCGTGTTCAGCTGTTTCTTTCTCTGCGTAGTTCATCAGCCATTTCTGATCGTCGCACCGTTTCAGCGCCTTTTCAATGATAGGCCGGTTAGCATGGTGCCCGTCAATAATCTCATGGAGCATTTCTTCGCTGCAGATGGGGACGATACTCTCTAACGCAAGGAAGAACTGCGCACCTTCTTTCTGCGTCCAGCTGCCGCCTTCAGTTTTCTGTAAATCTCTGAGTTGGCGGAAAAGGGTCAGCTTCTGCTCGTTATCGTAAGAGTCGATCTCCGAGACGCGCTCCTTTTTCCATTGATCTAATTCCTTCTCCCGCTGCTCGGCTGCCCTTTGCCTGGCTTCCTTCCGCAGAACGCCAATCCTCTCGGAAATCTCATTGTGAACCGAACGAAAGTGACACGCATCAAGTGCGAAGCTGTTTTCCGCAAGCAGCGCCTCCAGCTTCTCAGGGTCGGCGATTTTTGCAATAGCTCGAAACACAAGGCGGTAGTCCAAGCAGTACCTGCACACCCTGACATAGTCGTCCTGTTCCGTGATCTTGTTGAAGCCTCTTTCCGCGACGTCTGAAAAGCGACTCAGCCACTGCGGCTTGCGATGAGAAATCCCCATATGTTTTCCCCTTCTTCGGCGTCGTTTTATCTTGAGGCACCTTCATTTGAAGACTTTCATAACATCTGGTCTTTAACGTTATCAGTGATCTTTTACACTTCAAATATGAGCATATGCTGAGGTTTTTCCAACTTAGCTGTGAAATCATTATAGTCCAACAAAAACATTATAACAACACGGGAAATATTCTGAATGATGCTTTCTATAATCATCAGTATCGGGGGTGATGTTACGTAACTCCAATGCAACAACACTATGGTGCTCTGTTCGTCTTATGCCGCCCTCTGTCTCTCCAACCTCGCCTTCACAGCGGCAATTAAGGCGCTCTGCCCAGCCTCCTTCATACCTATCGCAGCGAGGATGTCCTCGTCGACGGTGTCTTCAGCGACTATATGGTGCACGATGACCTGCTCGGTCTGTCCTTGCCGGTCGAGGCGTGCGTTAGCCTGCTGGTAAAGCTCCAAGCTCCAGGTGAGACTGTACCACACGATGATGTTTCCGCCTGCCTGGAGGTTCAGCCCGTGCCCGGCGCTGCCTGGGTGGGCCAGCAACAGCGGAATGTTACCTGCGTTCCAGTCCTCAATGTCCCGCTCGGTTTTGAGCTGTCTAGCCTCCGGATAGGCGGCTAACAGCCGGGCCAGGTCGTGCTTGTACCAGTAATAGACTAACACCGGTTTACGGTTCGCCGCCTCGATCAAGTCGTCTAGGGTTTCGAGCTTTGCGCGGTGAATCTCCTTGACGCTGCCATCCGTCGCGTACACGCAGCCCTGAGCGTACTGATGCAGCTTGCCCATAACGGCGGCGGCGGTTCCGGCTGTGATGGCGTCGCCGTCCAGCTCCAGGAACAGGTCGCGCTCCAGCTTCTTGTATTCTGCCATATCGGGCAGCGTCACCGGCACCGTCCTGTTGACGCGCTCCGGCAGCTCCAACCAGTCCTCGGCGGTCATGCTGACGCAGAGGTCGCTTAGCTTCGCGTATATGGCCTGCTCGGCACCGGCGAGCGGTATCCAATTGTACACGATGCGCCGCGTGCGATCTGTCCTGCCCGGCCTGAAGTATTGCTCGCGGTATCCCCCGAGCGTCCTGCCGAGTCTCTGGCCCATGTCGAGCAGATACACTTCGCTCCACAAGTCCATCAGGCCGTTCGGTGCTGGCGTGCCGGTCAGGCCGACGATCCTGCTCACCTGGGGCCGCACCTTCCGGAGCGCTCTGAATCGCTGGGCGCTGGGTGACTTGAAGCTGGACAGCTCGTCGATCACCACCATGTCGAACATCCACTTCTGCTTAACGAGCCACACGACGTTTTCGCGGTTGATGATGTAGATGTCAGCCTTCGCGGCAAGAGCGTTGAGGCGCTGCTTCTCGGTACCCAGCACCTTTGAGATTCTGAGGTGCTTGAGGTGATCCCACTTCGCCGTCTCTCTGGCCCAGGTGTCCTCAGCTACACGTAGCGGTGCGATTACGAGCACACGCTCTATGTCGAAGTAGTCATATCGCAGCTCGTCGATGGCGGTCAGCGTGATCACCGTCTTGCCCAGGCCCATGCCGAGGAACAGCCCGACGGCGCTTTGCTCGACAATGCGCTCGGTGGCGTAGCTCTGGTATTCGTGCGGCCTATACTCCATCGGCCACCTCCGAACAAAAGGCATCGACGGCGGCAGGGCTGGCCAGCGTCGCGGTCTTGAAGCCGAGTCTGCTCAATTCCGCCTGTATGTATATCTGCCGAGCTGACAGCCTGCCTCCCGGCGCTTTCAGCTCTACAAAGTACACCCGGCCACCGGGCAGCAGCACGATGCGGTCAGGCACACCAGTGCAGCCAGGCGAGATCCATTTCAGCGCTAAGCCGCCGAGCTTTTCGACGGTGCGTTTCAATCTGTGTTCTATGCTCGATTCTCTCATGGGCCTCCTGCGTTACAAGGATACAAGTGATACGACGATTCATATATATTATTTTATTTAGGCTGTATTAGGCTGTTTAGGCATAAGCCCCTCTGCCTAATCAGCCTAATCTCATTACTCTCTCTATCTCTATTATTCTTGTATCTTGTATCAAATAGTGTCTTAAAGCCTTGCAGTTACTAAGAATTCGGGGTGTTACAAGCGTGATACAAGCTGTTACAAGCTCACGCTTGTAACACGGAAAGCTCGCTGCCTACCGCAGCCTGGCACGGCCTTTAGTTCGCCTGTTTGACGCCAACCGAGCTTCGTCAGGATGTCAGCCATCTCGTAGGCGTCAATCTTTCGGTACTCTTCCGGTCTGCCGTTGAAGCACTCGACATACAGCTCGATTTTGGTGATCGTCTCGCGCTTCATGGTGCCTGCCGTTTTGGTCAGCAGCTCGTCTCCACGCTTCCATTCCAGACGTTTATCAAAGGTCATTTTCGCCCAATCAGGCGGAACCAGGCACCCCAGATACTCCTCGGCCATACCGATCTTACCACCCAGCTCGGTGAAGCGCTCCTGCGTCTCGCGGGCTTGCTCGGCGGCGTCACCGGTCAGGTACAGCTTCTCGCCGGCCTTGTGCGCCGCGTCGGCCTCGGCCCACAGCTGGTCGACCATCTCCGGCGTCAGCTCAGCCCACATGCGGCTTGTATCCTCGACCATCACCGGCCAGAACCGGCGATTACCGGTTGGGTCCTGCAGGAAGTCGTCTCGGTTAGATGTCCCGGCAAATACGCACTGGCGCGGATAGTCTCTTGTATTCCTGCCGTAGCTGGGCCGGTAGCTGTCCACCTCTTTGGTCAGGAAGGTCTTGATCGCTTCGACCTCGGCTTTTTTGAGCACGTTCAGCTCGCCGATCTCGATGATCCATTTCCCCCCGAGCTGCTCCATACTATCCTTGCTGTTATCAAACTTGTTGACCGAGTCGCTGAACCAGCGCTTTTGCCGCGCCAGCCAGGCAAAGAATTGGCTTTTGCCTAATCCCTGCTTGCCGACCAGGATCAACATCGTGTCAAACTTGCAGCCAGGGTTCCGCACACGAGCCACGGCAGCGGCCATCCACTTACGAGCGACTTCCCGCGTGTACACAGTGTCCTCGGCACCCATGAACGTTGTCAGCATGGTGTCCAGGCGCTTCGTGCCGTCCCAAGTCAGGCTGTTGAGGTAGTCCACGACTGGATGATAGGCATTGACCCGCATGGCCAGGCTGGTGGCGTCGAGCAAAAACTTGTCGCCCATGAACTTGTATTTTCGCTCGACATATAGCCGTAAATCAGCGTCGTCCTCGTCCGTCCAGTGCTCGTCATGCTTCCACGGCAGCGGCTTCAAGATCACGTTCCGGTGCGTGAACGTATCGTAACCGAACGCGCCTTGAAGCTCGGAGTCATTCTGCAGGATGAGCGACGCGTTGTGGGCATTCTTGAGCAAGCTGCCCCTGTCGCTAAATTGAAGCTGCTTCTTCCAGGCGTCCGGGTCTGAGAAGTCTTGCTCGATTTCGTCTCTCTGCGTTGTCGCCAGTTCGATCTTTACGGTAGTGTCGTTCACAGAAAAAGAGGTCATAGCAGCGTAGCTCGGAAGCCGGTTCACCGGCGTTCCGGGCTTTGCGTCGTCGTCCAGCTCGCCGTACAGATGTATCCGGACCAAATCGAAGGCATTGCAGAGCTGGCCTCCCGCCGGGTCGCTGCCGTGATGCGAGAAGGCGAAAACGTCATCATAAACAACAAGGCCGGCTGCAGTCGAGCCGTCCACGTAAGTATATCTATTCGGTGCGTCGCACGGCGCGTACACGTCGGGCAGGAATTCCGCGATTGCTTCCTCTATTGTATATACCCGGCAGAAGGCTCCGACCGCGCCGGGCTTATCGCGCGGCTCACCCTGCCGGTCGGCGTGCTTGATCCTAGCTTTCGTGGCGCGGCTGCTCTCCGGCCACGTCGCGGCGTCGCGCCAAGTCGGGTACTTGTTGAACAGCTCATCGGGGTCGAACCACGGCTGCTCGCCGCTGGACACGCACACGTACTCGGCGTCCTGAGCGGCGCTGGGCCAGTACATCAGGCGTTCCGGCTCATAGGTGCTGTCGTCGAACAGGTCAATGCCGATCTCGGCGGCGATGTAGTGCGCCAGGGCTTTATATTCGTCCGGTGTCACAGGGCGCTGTAGCGGCATGACAAGCCGGTAACGGGGCTTCGCGGCGCTGTGGCTGTGTGTCGAATAGATCACATAAGCCCGATCGTCATACCTCGCGCTTACCAGCTCGGTGAAGCCGACGGCGTAGTCGGCGTCGAGCGTGAGCAGGCTGCGTGATACGACCTCACCGGCTTTCCGTCGCGGGCCTCGAAGCGTGCCGCCGACAAAGCCGCCGACGTCTTTGATCTCAGCCTGCTCGGTCTTGCTCATGCGCTGGTAGTGCGCGTAGATCTCCGGCGTCCGGGTCACATTGCGCAGCCGGTCTGCCAGGTCGTTCCAGCTCATGCTTTTGTTCTGCCAATGGGTGTCTTTGCGGCTTACCCCTACGGCGATCTCCATATATTTGCTCCTTTGTGATGCGGTGTACTATCTATTATACAAGAGCTATATGTCGATCACAACGTCATTTGCCATACATTCAAATATTACTGTCGTAATTTTGTGCATTTTTTGTCGTTATTTACGTTGATTAGTTGGGGGTTGAGAGCTAATATACACACATCAAACGACAAGGTGGTTGCTCAAATGCTTACAACGAAGTTCGGCGTCGAAATCGAAATGACCGGTCTTACCCGCGAGAAGGCTTCCCAGGTTGTGGCTGAATACCTCGACGGTCGCGTGTCCCGTGCCTGCGATGGCTACGACACCTACATGGTCACGGCTCCGGACGGTCGCGTTTGGAAGCTCATGAGCGACGCCTCCATCAAGACACAGCGTAAGGTCAATGGCATCCTGCAGAACGCCAACGACAAGGCATACAGCGTCGAGTTCGTTACGCCGATTCTTACCTATGCCGAGGATATCGAAACGCTCCAGGAGCTTGTTCGCCTCCTTCGCAGAGCAGGAGCTGTCGCCAATGAGTCCACCGGCATCCACGTTCATCTGGACGGTGTGGCGCATACGGTTCGCTCGATCCGGAACTTCGTGAACATCATCGCCTCCAAGAACGACCTGTTCTACAAGGCTCTGCGGATTAAACCCGAGCGCATGGCCTTCTGCAAAAAGCTGGACAAAATCCTGGTCGATAAGCTCAACGCCAGGAAGCCGACCACGATGGAACAGCTCGCGGACATCTGGTATGAAGGCTATTACGACAGCCGCTTCGCTCACTACAACCAGAGCCGTTACCACTTCATCAACTTGCATTCGTTCTTCTCCGGCCACCACACTGTCGAGCTTCGCGGCTTCAACTCCACGCTCCACGCAGGCGTCGTCCGCAGCTATGTCGTCCTGGCTCTGGCCATCAACCATCAGGCGCTCACTCAAAAATGCGCCAGCTCCCGGCCTGTGCAAGCTGAAAACGAAAAGTTCGCGATGCGCACCTACTTGAACCGGATTGGGCTCATCGGCGACGACTTCGCGAACTGTCGGGAACATCTTTGCAAGAGCCTCCCAGGGTGTTCGGCCTGGCGTTACAGAATTGCTTGAAAGGAAAATTATGAAATCTACACTCTACATCGCTTATGGCTCAAACCTCGATGTCGGCCAGATGGCCCGGCGCTGTCCAACAGCCACGGTGCTCGATACCGGCATACTGCGGAACTACAGATTGCTCTTCTGCGGCCACCCACACAGCGCGTTCGCCACGGTCGAACCGTGTCAGGGTAGTGAGGTGCCGGTCGTCGTTTGGCGGCTACGGCCTCGGGACGAACAGGCGCTCGACTACTACGAGGGTGTTCCGACACACTACACGAAGGAACACGCCGACGTCGAGCTGGCCTCCAACGATGTGGTCAGGGCGCTGATTTACATCATGGTACCGCGACCTCTTGGCGCTCCGAGTCCGGCTTATCTGGCTACGATCCTGCGCGGCTATCGGGACTTTGGTTTCGATCCGGATCTGCTCTATCGGGCGTAAAAAAGCAGAGCCTCGGCGGCTTGCCGGGACCTTGTGTCAACGCCGGAATGATATTGGCCTCTGGGTCATTATATTCCGGCGATCATACTTGCATTGACATTGCTGACCATATCGAAATGTTCCTACGTTGCGGGCACGTTGAGCCGGTGGTATTGATGTCAAGAGTCGAGAATAATCAAGACTGAAAAAGCCTGTAAAATAAGGTTTTCCCGGTAATAGGGAATTCCCTCACTTTGTTGAGCGGATGACACCGGTGCCGTGAAACCCTTTTTTTGTGTCCGTGGGATCATGTCGACAGTCGATAATGTACATAGGTTGTGGGCACAGAATAGATAACAGGGTTTTTGAAGGGGCTTGAGGAGACAGGATGGAAGGCATCGATTTATCGGGGTTCAACTCCATATATTGCAGGAATCTTTTGTTTCTCTTTTGGCTGCATATATTGCATTGCCGGTTTTTTTAGTATCCTCAGCTAGTTTATCCATCTCGTTATCATCTACCCCGATGATTAGGGTAAAACGAATATCTGTTCCATCCACAGGGGTTAGCAAACACAGTCTAATAATACACTACCTTTGAGCCGTCTGTTGAAGGACTAAATCCCTTCAGCAGACGGCTCTTTTCTTTGAACAAAAAGTAAGTATACCCTTTTTCTCGACAAGGGTTCGAAAGCCAAGGTCAGCCTGGATTCTTCCGGTTAAGCACTGTATCCTGTCGACGTGTCAACCTTGATCGTATTCTTCGCCCCGTCCCATGTGACGCCGAAGTTCATCGCCTGTCCGATATCGCGCAGCTTGAAATAGTTGCTGCCGCTAATGGTATACGCGGTCAGGTTAAGCTTCTGTCCGTCCAGGTAGACCGCCGATTGTGTGGGAATCGCCGACACTGCGGCACCGCCGCCGGTACCTGTCAGCTCGCCGCCGACCGTCGTATACGGCTGCCCCATCGTGAGCGTAATGGCTGCCGTCACAGAATCATATCCGACGGCGAATTGCTTCGTTGTCCCATTAAGCGCCATGGCCAGGTCGCGCAGCTTAAAGTAATTGCTGCCGTTGATGGTATACGCCTTGAAGGCGACAGACACGCCATTGATTAGGACTGCAGAAGAGTTTGGAGTCGCTGTCAGCTCAGCGATGACCGGCGCGGCACTCGGCAGGGCGACACCCGTCAGGGCTTTATAGGGTGTTGCTTGGACTGCTTCTAATTTGCCGTTACCCACCTGACCCCCTTCGTTGCTGCCCCAGCAGTAGAGGTCACCCGTTTTGGTGATGGCAGCCACGGTTTTGGAAAAGGCCGCGAAAAACGCGACATTGCTCAGTACCTTTAACGGTGTTGTTTGCACCGCGCTTTCACCAACGGGATCCTCGCCCCCATACGCAATACCGCTTTGGCCGTTACCCACCTTGCCGGTGCCGTTTTCCCCCCAGCAATACAGGTCGCCGGTTTTTGTGATGGCGGCGGCGTTAATGCCGGAAAGCGTGACCGACGCTACATTCGACAGCACCTTTACCGGCGTGTATTCAAAAGCCGAGATTGTGCCGATGCCCAGATGTCCCCAATCATTCGTACCCCAGCAGTACAGGTCGCCGCTTGTCGTAACGGCTGCGGTGTTTGTCCCGGTTTGGGCAACCGACGCGACATTGGACATGATCTTCGCCGGCGTCGTCTGTCTGTCCTCCAAACCGTGCTTGCCGTTGCCGACCTGCCCAAGCTCTGCATAGCCCCAGCAGTAGAGGTCGCCATTTGTGGTGATGGCTGTGCTGGTGGAGCCGGGGGTCGCCGATGCGACATTGGAGAGCACCTTCACCGGCGTGGCTTGAAGCGTGGAGGCACCATTGCCCACCCGTCCCATCGAATTGGCACCCCAGCAGTACAGGTCGCCGTTTGTGGCAATGGCTGCGGTGGTATCGACGCTTACTTTGACCGACGCGACACTGGAGAGCACCTTTGCTGGCGTTGTCTGACATAAACCCTCGCCGCTCTGACCATTGCCCACCTGACCGTTGTTGTTTCTTCCCCACGCGTAGAGGTCGCCGCTCGTGGTAACGGCGAAGGCGGTGCCTTTATCGAACGTGACCGAGGCCACGCTGGAGAGCACTTTTACCGGCGTCGCCTGGTTAATATCAACGCCGCTTTGCCCGTTGCCTACTTGGCCGAACTCGTTATAGCCCCAGCAATAAAGATCACCGCTCGTAGTGATGGCCGCCACAGTGACAGCTTGAGAGTTGAACACGTGGGCTCCGTCGTCCGCGTCGTTGCTGTCGGCGGTGACTGAGGCGACGTTTGAAAGCACCTTCACGGGTGTTGTCTGATTTGCAAACTTGCCGTTCCCCACTTGGCCATACCCGCTGCCGCCCCAGCAGTAAAGGTCGCCGTTTTTCGTGATGGCGGCCACGGTGTCTACAACGGCTTTGAATGACGCGACGTTCGCGAGCACCATCACCGGCTTCGGCTGGGTATTTGTGGAGCCGTTCCCCACCTGCCCGGCCCAGTTGAAGCCCCAGCAGTAGAGGTCCCCTTTTGCAGACAGGGCAATGGCGTAGCTGCTCAAGAAAACCGTTTTGCCGCCCTCAACTGGGGCAGCGGCGGCCATGGGTGCGATTGTGATGCAGAGAACCATCACCAGGATGAGCGAATATATCCTTTTTTTCATGGTGTTCGTCCTTTCTCATATTTACTTGTTTTACGCGCCGCCTCGCGGAAGTGTTAACTTGCTAAGATTCTCGTAAATCCGCCAGGATTAAGTATTTCAAACGGTATGAAGAACTGAATTGTTGGTCAAATTATAACATATTATTGTAATAAAACGAAATAGTTGTAGTCTGCGGTAAACTATTTACCTCTAACCCTCCCATAGAATGTGTTCCTTGAGATCTTCAACAACTCCATCGCCTTAACCACAGTAATTTAGCCGGCTTTCCACCTAGCTACAACCCGGTCAAAATCCGGCGATTCAATTCGTTTGCGGCCTTTGTACTTACCTTGTTGCTTCGCGATCTCGATCCCTTCACGCTGACGCTGCCGGAAATACTCCCTCTCCAGCTCGGCAACAGCGCCAAATACAGTTATCGCTTAAAGCATAGAAAAACCATCATCAAACTTTTCGTGCTTTAGTGACATTAATCTTTGCATCTATTTCAGCCGCTTTAATAAAAAAAGACATTTCATTATGAAATGTCTGAAATAATATGGTCAATTCTTGTTTATATTAGCTTGTAAACTTTGTCAAAACAATCAGTGAAACAATGTTTCTCATCTCGGTAGACTTTAACTTTATACGATTGCTGATTCGGGTAAAAGCTAAACTGCCCAATATCAACAACTACACCTTTATAAAACTCATTTCCTGTTACCGTAACATATACAGATTGACCAACAATTGCGTTTTCTATCTCTTTATAGTTGTTGGCCATAAAGAATCACCCGAAAAAAATCTAAATTTCAAATCGCTATTTAGTTTTATTTTGAATTGCATGGTAGCAAATATATCGGGTACTCGCCCCCTCAATTTTTAACTGGATTATCATTTGTTCAGGATTTCAAAGCTATATCTCGTGTCAAATAATACTTACACCTTCCCCCGCAATAATTGCTAGTACTCTGTTGCAGCTAATCCTTATGTATATTGGCGGTCTGTTTCGTGCAATACCGCGTTGTCGTCAATCGGAATACATACAGTATTCCTC